CAAATTTGCAATACCGCCTGGGTTATTGGTAGAAGTGATTGCGAACTGTCCGGTAGATACTGCTTGGTGACGCATATAGGTCAAAGTATTGTAGTTACCACCAATCAATTTGTCGGTAGAGTTGAATAATATTTTAGCCAACTGTTTCTGCATGACAGGGGTGATATTTCCGAATCTCTGAGCGAGAATCATCTGTTCACGAATCTGACGTTCGTCCATGATAAATCCATGTTTGAAACGTGGAATTTGTCCTTCAGAAACGGTTGCAGAAGTGTTTGCGTGAGTTCCACCTGGAGAGCTAAGGTCAACGAAAGTTGCCATTGCATAAATTCCAAGTTCTGCTTCAAGTTGACGATAAGTAAAGTCGATCTGGATGTTATCATCCCAAACGAAACCTTCAGTCTGAGGCGCATTGTATTTATCGGCAAGGAGTGTGTTCACAAATTCTTGATACTCTACTCCGGCCAATCCATACGCCATAATGTCATAATAAGCCTGATTTCTTTGCATGGTAGTGGATTTTAGTGTGAGTTATCAAATTTAATTGTGGTAAGTCCTGCCTTGATGCCTGTACTCATTAAAGGAGTACGTTCTGCATATACAGTTCCGGTATGAACGCCTGCGCAAGTAGCAACAGTAGTTGCAGTTTCAATATACACATCTTCGTAAACAAGTGCATTTGGAACAGCATACTGAGCTTTAGTACCACCAGTTGCAGCAGCTTCAACTAACAAAGAATCAACTGCTAATGCACCTAATGAATTTGCTACAATAGTAATGGTGTCAAATGCAGTTCCTTGGGTTACAGTACCAACAGTGATAGCAGTACCAGTTCCGGTAGATGCTGCTGGAGGAACCATGATAAAATTACCTGCTTTCAAACGAGGCAATCCTGGGAGAACTGTAATTTTCAGTGCGGTTGCAGAAGCGTCAATGGCTTCATATACTTTAAAAACATTACACAATTTTGCAGTGTGCGCTGCTGTGTCGATCTCAACCGGATGTCCGGCAGCAATGACAGTGCCAGCAGCAGGTAAATTGGCGATCACGCCTCCACCTTGCCACTTGCCATTCGGATCAACTGATCTCCATACGGGTATCCCACCACCAAATTCAGTGGTCTTTCTTCCGTAAGCATTTCCTGTACTCATGGGTTATAATTTTATTGTTTTGGTTGTGGCAATTTGCCCTGAGCGACCAGATCAGACCTTAATTCATCGAGCATTGGATTTGAACCTTTATCACCACCAGCAGAAGCAGCTTGTACTTCAATGGATGGCAGTCCGATTACTGACCTGAGTGATTCATACTGTGACTTGAAGCCATTTATCATGGACTCTTCGTCTGCATGAGTAGTGTTGGTCAGCAGTTCGATGGCAACCGCTTTCTCGAATAAAGATTTCTCCGTATCGCTTACTTTAAATTTAGATAGAAAACCTTCTTTCGCCTTTGATACAAGTGCTGCCGATGCCTCTTGTTTGGATTTAGTCTCTAACTGAGATTTAATCCCTGAAACTTCTTCCTCTTGCTTTTTCTTCCATTCAGTGAACCATGAAGGTTCGTCGTTTGTTGGAGCAGGTGGAGCAGGTGGGTTTGCAGGAGGTGCAGGCGGATTGGTTGGAGGAACATGTTCTTTAACAGCTTTTGCAGCGATAAAAGAAATGTTTCCATCAAGCTCTTGTAAGAATGGCTTTTGGGCTTCTATGATACCAGGAATCAAAGTTTCGTCAGTAACTCCAAGTGATAGGGTGGTAGCTAGTTTATCTAGTGTGCGGTCGGATACTGAGGTTTTTTCACCACAGGCAAGTTTTAATTGTGCTAAGATTTTTTCTTTCACGGATGTTGGATTTAATTTATTGCACAAATGTAGCAATGTTTTTAAACATATCAAATTCGCAAAATATATTTTAGTACCTTTGCCTCAAATCAAAAAATGATTGATGGCAAAAAAGGTCAAAGAAGTTGCTGAACCAGTTTTTCGTGAACAACTAAATATTCGAGATGAGGACATTTGTCCCCAATTGGGTCTTCAGGAAGAAGTTCTTTTAAGCGATGCTGATATTACGCTATGTGGTTCAAACAGAGGAGGTGGCAAGAGCTTTGCGCTTATATTAGATAGCCTTTACGACATCTCAAATCCCAATTTCGGAGCAATGTACTTCCGAAAAGAAACCGGAGAATTAGAGAAAAAAGGTGGGCTATATGATAAGGCATCTGCAATATTTCCATTATTAGGAGCAAAAGGTACGAAACTAAAATTCGTATTTCCTTCCGGCGCGTACATCGTGTTTGACCACCTTGCCAATGAAGATGAAAAAAATATTGAGCGTCGATTTAAGGGACTAGAAGTTCCAGCTATCTATATAGACGAGATCGACCAAATATCCTTCCCAACCTTCTTAAAACTAATGCAATCGAATAGGAATAGCTCTGGCATCCGCAATAGGATTGTGGGGACACTTAACCCAAATAATGAAAGTTGGGTTCGCCCATTTTTAGACTTTTACATCGGAGAAGATGGTTATATAATTCCAGAAAGAGACTGCCAGACTATTTATTTTTACGTATATGGTCAGGACGTTTCTGATATTATATGGGCAGAGTCAAAAGAAAGACTCTATGAAAAAGCACAGAATTATATAGACTCTGCTTGGCGTGACGAGTTCTATGCTTCTGGATTAACCAAATTCGACCTCATAAAGTCCTTGAAATTTGTAAAGGGAGATGTCGCTCAAAATAAAAAGCTTTTAGAAAGCCAACCTTCATACATAGCCAATATTGCAGCTGGAGGATCGGCAGCTATCGCCAGAAACTTAGATGGCAACTGGAATGTTCGTGCGGATGGGGTCGAGATGGTTAAGCGTAATGTCATGGATCGGATGTTTGATACCGATAGACGTGCTGAAACAAATGGCGTAAAATACATGACAATCGACGTAGCCCTACTCGGACTGGATAATTTTATTATGATAATCTGGGATAATCTCCATATCGTTGATGTTATTTGCAGGGAGCGACTTGACTCCGGTGCTGCGATTGCATTAGTGGCTTCTACGTTTGCAGAATACGGAGTCCGTGAAAACAACTGCTCGTTTGACAACGTGGGCAATGGACAAGTTTTGACCTGCTATAAAAGATCCATTCCTATCAATGCTATGGCTGCCCCTTTAGGAAAAGAGATTGCATATGACAATCTGAAAAGCCAACTGATGTACACGCTAGCGAAATACCTTATCGAAGAAAAAATTACCTGTTCTCCAAATGCTGCTGAGAAATTATTTAACTACGGTAAGGGAACTACTAAAGCGAAACTTTCCTTCAAGGAAATACTTCACAACGAACGTCGCGCGCTCATGCAAGCTGAGTCAACCGGAAAGACAAAGATGTTGAACAAGAAGGAAATGAAGAAAATTCTCGGCGGTATTTCCCCCGACTTTCTCGAAGCCGTAGCCTACCGCATGATTTTCGAACTCGACAAGAAGCAATCCAAGGGCTTTTCGGGATTGGAGTTCTTATAGCCGCACGTCATAAATAAGGACTTGAATATTTGTAAATTCTTTTTATTACCTTTGCTCCAACATCAACACTCACATTATGGCAACCTATCTAATTGCAAACGAAATTACTATAACTCGCCAAGCAGGAGATTTGGCTGACATAACTTTCACAGTTCCAGATGTGCTTTCAATGAGCGGAAAGACTGCTAAGTTTGAAGTTATTGATAAAAATAGAAAGACCATACTTAAAAAGGTGTCACCTGATATAACTATTTCAGGTCAAGTAATTACCATACCATTGATTCCTTCAGATACGCAAAACTATCCAGGAACTCATTATTGGGAATTGAAGGTAAGCACTCCGATTACTATCGGACATGGATCATTTGTAATCACAAAAACAATTATAGTATGAGCGATGTACTCATTAAATTGAACATAGCTCAACCAATACTACTTAAATTAGCAGTAGATAACGGGTTTTGCATCATTCCAGATCAAGTTCCGGCAGCAGAACCGTTATTTTTAGCATCAGAGGCGTTTAAATTTGAGAATGGGGATAAAGGTAGACTAGAAGATGCGCTGGTAGTTTCTGGAAGACTTGCTGAATTTAGTACAGAACAAGCAAGATTTGAGGCAAGGGAAAATCTTAATTTAAACGATATAGATTGCGGAACATTTAATTAAATAAATACTATGGGAACTCAACGGATTCAAATCAAGCGTGGTGCGAAAGCAAACTTACCAACTACCGGAATGCTGGCTGGTGAGTTGATGGTAACTACTGATCGCGGAACTCTGCATATAGCTACGGATGCAACGACAAAACTACCAATAGTTCCAGCTATTGATGACTTGACTACGCTCGCATCCATTAGTGGTGCGGATGATTTAATATTAATACATGACGCATCAGAGGCAGCAGCACCAAAAGAAAAGAAAATAACATTCAACGCATTTAAGACTGCGTTAAATATTCCATCGTCTGATTCTGATGAAAAGGTAGCTGTCGTCGCTGGAGGAACTTCTGGGTACATATATGGGACGAATGGAACTGACGGTATTATTCGTATGTCAACAGGATTGTCTATGACAAAAGATAGTGGAAGTGGATTCGTTACTCTTGATGTGGCTACTGTTGATGGCGGAACATTTTAATATATAAAGCATGGCTCGCGGACATATAATAAAAATACTTCGGACTACTAGAGCTAATCTTGAAATACAGAAAGCAGCGAGTGGATTAATTCAAGGTGAGCCTTATTTAATTACGGATGAAAATAGAATTGCAGTAGCATTATCAGTGAATACCTACGAAACATACACAAAGCAATCAGAGGTATCAAATCTTTTAACTCAACAACAAATAGAAGGATTAATATGAAAATTTTAAATACGACGACCGACAAAATCGAAGTAATTCTTGGTGGTACAATCACTACAAATCAACTTCCATGTTATTGTTCTTGGAGAGATAGAACAGCTACAACCTTTATTGCAGGTCGTACATTGATAAATACTAACTCAGGTACGGCAGTAGACATAACTGGTTCTCCGGCATCATCCACCCAGAGAATTATTGATGAAATTAATGTATTCAATGCAGATACAGTAAATGCAGTTATTACCGTTAGATTTAATGCCAATGGAACGACATATACCTTATTTAAAGCAACTTTAGCTCCCAACGAAACTATAGTTTATCAAGATGGAGAAGGATTTTATGTCACAGCCAGTACCGGAGCAAGGAAATTATCTATCAATCAAGGGGCAAATGCTATTTCTTCTGGATGGACTACGGTAGTACTAGGATCGGATGTAATTAATAACAACGGAGTGGCTAATACGATAGCTGACGTTACAGGATTAAGTTGTTCTATGCTTGCAGGCAAGATGTATTACTTTAAATTTGTTATTTACTATACATCCGCAGCAACATCTACTGGTTCTAGGTGGGCGGTAAATGCTAGCGCGGGTACGGCAGCAAATCTTAGTATGGTATCGGAATATTCATTAACTACTACTACAACGACAAGAAATGCCTTAATACAAGTATTCGATAGCCCATCAGCAGCGAATGCAACAAGTGCTGCAACTACGAATAATATGGCAATCATGGAGGGGTATTTTGTGCCATCAGCAGACTGTACTTTCATTGCTAGGTTTGCAAGCGAAGTATTGAGTAGCGCTATAACTGCGAAGGCTGGAAGTGTGTTATACTATCAACAGCTAAATTAGTGTATATTTTTATTATCTTTACATCATTATTAATACTTATATCAACACTATGGCAGCAATTTATAAATCAGGAACGCAATGGGTAGTAGTTGGCGACGCTAAATATACCCTCGATGCAGGCTCATGTATCGCAGTTGAAACAGCAGATGGCACTTACATCACGCTGAATTTAAAACCCACAATGGAAAGTATATTGAGTGTCAAGTATACATCTATCACCAATGAAGCCGGAACCGCTTACACAAAAGATCAGGTATTAGCATTACTTCAGGACTTTTTACGTCCGGCAGTTGGAGTGCCTGGAGGTTGTGTGGCAGTAACTCCTCATAATACAAATTTACTTCCTGCCGTTGGATGGATTGAAGTTCGAGGTACTGCCGGAAATGTGGCGATAGTTGATGCGTATGGAAATGCTTCATTGGTACTTGCTTTTGACGCAAAAGAAATGTCGAAGTGTTTGGTATCTCGCGTACTTGCTACCGGAACTACCGCTACTGATATTTATTTATACTACTAGGTATGAATAATTCACTAACACTTGCATTGCAAGGAAGGGTTAGACAAGGCACAAATTTGAACCCATCACCACCTATAGCATTATCATTATCTTTAACTTGGGATGATATTATAAATGTTCCAGTTGCAGATGCTTTAAGTGTTTCAGATTGGAATACATTCTTTGATCTGCCTAATACTAGTACTGCTTTTACTTCAGTAAGTGTTAATGATAATTCAGTAGAATTAATTGGTGGTGCTAATATAGCATTAAACGATGATCTATTTTCCTCTAATACAAATATTTTATCAATAATTGATAATGGAGTTATAATTTCTGCTGGAAACAGAGTGTTTAATAGTTGTATAGAAATATTTAATATAAATCTACCTAATTTGGTTACAGCAGGTGATGAGTGTTTCAGTGGTTGTACTAGTTTAACTAATCCAGATTTCTCTAGTTTAACATCAGCAGGTAATTATTGTTTTCAAAATTGTACTAGTTTAACTAATCCAGATTTCTCTAGTTTAACATCAGCAGGTAATTATTGTTTTTATCAATGTTATGGTTTAGTCAATCCCGATTTTTCAAACTTAATCACAGCAGGGGAATATTGTTTAGCTGAGTGTATTGGTTTAACTAATCCAATTTTTTCTAATTTAACTACAGTAAATAATTTTTGTTTTTTGAATTGTAGTAGTTTAACTTCTAATTTCTCTGGTTTAACAACAGCAGGTAATAATTGTTTTCAAAATTGTACTAGTTTAACTAATCAAGACTTTTCAAGTTTAACATCAGCAGGTAATAATTGTTTTCAAGGTTGTACTGGTTTAACTTCAAATTTTCCTAGTTTAACTTCAGCAGGTGATGAGTGTTTCAGTGATTGTATTAGTTTAACTAATCCAGATTTCTCTAGTTTAACATCAGCAGGTAATTATTGTTTTTATCAATGTTATGGTTTAGTCAATCCCGATTTTTCAAACTTAATCACAG